TAGCAATCCTGCTAATCAAGAGAACGAAAACTATGCCAAGTTGCTTGCTTATTGTATTAAGCATAATCATTGGTCTGTTTTTGAACAGTCTTTTATGACTCTTGAAATTGAAACGAATCGTGGTATCGCGGCTCAGATTTTGCGTCACCGTTCATTTACATATCAAGAATTTTCACAACGATATGCTGATACTAATCTTCTGACAGAATATATTCCTGTTCCAGAACTTCGTCGTCAGGATACAAAGAATCGTCAGAACTCCACAGATGATCTTGAAGGTTATTTGAAGTTGAAGTTGCAGGCAGAGATCCAAGAGCATTTTCACGCCGCTAACAACCTCTACAAGCGCCTTCTAGGGTACGGGGTGGCAAAAGAGTGTGCAAGGTTTGTATTGCCCCTAGCAACGCCTACACGCATCTATATGTCCGGTTCTTGCAGGTCATGGATTCATTATATCAATCTTCGTTCTGCAAATGGAACTCAAAAAGAACATATGGACATTGCTCTCGAATGTAAAAAAGTATTTTCCGAACAGTTTCCAACAGTAGCAGAAGCTCTTGAGTGGATCTAAATAAATTATCTTGATTTCGTAACTTTATGCCTGTATATCCTGTTATTCATAAGACCACTGGTGAACAGAAAGAAGTGGAAATGAGTATCCACGACTGGGATCAGTGGAAGATTGACAATCCTGATTGGATCCGCGATTGGTCTGATCCTTCAACTTGCCCTTCTCCTGGTGAGGTTGGTGAGTGGAAGGACAAACTTGTCGCAAAGAATCCTGGATGGAACGACATTCTTCACAAAGCATCAAAAGCACCTGGATCAAAAGTAAAGAAAATCTAGTATGGCAAGAAGAAAAAGAGGCAACATTGACCAACCTATCGGTGTTGGTCTAACTGCGAAACAAATGAAGCGCAGGAAACCATTAAGTTCTGATTATCTGATTGATATTGAACCTCTTACTGATAATCAAAGGAAACTTTTTGATTCATATTCAGAAGGTAAACATTTAGTTGCATACGGATGTGCTGGTACGGGCAAAACTTTTATCACACTTTACAATGCTCTTCAAGATGTTCTAGATGAGCAATCTCCATATGGAAGAATCTATCTTGTACGTTCACTAGTTGCCACGAGAGAGATTGGTTTCCTGCCTGGCACACACGACGACAAGGCAGATATTTACCAGATTCCTTATAAGAATATGGTGAAGTATATGTTCCAGATGCCTTCTGATGCAGACTTTGAGATGCTCTACGGAAATCTCAAATCACAGGAAACCATCAAGTTCTGGTCTACTTCATTCCTTCGTGGAACAACTTTGGATAATTCAATCATCATTGTTGATGAATTCCAAAACCTTAATTTCCACGAACTTGATTCTATCATTACTCGTGTTGGTGAAAATACCAAAATTTGTTTCTGTGGTGATGCATCACAATCTGATTTACAAAAAACAAATGAACGCAATGGTATCGTTGACTTTATGACTGTGTTGCGTAAAATGCCTTCGTTTGATATAATTGAGTTTGGTGTAGATGATATTGTTCGTTCTGGACTTGTCAAAGAATACATTATGGCAAAAATGGAAGCAGGTTTTTAATGTTTGATCACGTTGAATTGAATCTCCCAAAACTTGAACGGGAAACTATAGATGGTGTTCGTTATTATTCTGTACCCGATGAAGATGAACTTCTAAGACTGGTCTCCATTACTTCGGTGACCAGTCATTTTAATAAAGAAATCTTTGTTAACTGGCGCAAAAAAGTTGGTAATGAAGAAGCAGAACGTATCACAAAAGCGGCAACAAGTCGTGGAACTGATATGCACACGCTTGTAGAGCATCATCTTAAAAATGAAGAGTTACCAAAAGTTCAACCTCTATCAGATTTTCTCTTTAAAATCTCCAAAACAGAACTTAACCGTATAAATAATATTTACGCCCTTGAAGGGTCCCTATATAGTAAGCAATTAGGAATTGCTGGGACAGTTGATTGTATTGCCGAATATGACGGCGAGTTAGCGATAATCGACTTTAAGACTTCTAAAAAACCAAAACCACGAGAGTGGATTGAACATTATTTTGTTCAATGTATGGCATACGGATGTATGTTATATGAACTGACAGGATTGTCTGTTAAAAAACTTGTAATCATTATGGCTTGCGAAAATGGAGAATGCGTTGTTTATGAAGAAAGAGACAAATCAAAGTACATCAAACTACTCAGCAAATACATTAGAAAGTTTGTTAGAGATAAACTGGAACTCTATGGAACCAAATAAAGAACTAGAACAGGCAATAGAAAGTAAATTTCTAACACCATCAAAATTTGCTCTTGAAATAGAGAAAATTGTAGCAGAAGAAAACTTCAATTATATTGATGCAATTGTTCATTATTGCGAAATCAATAGTCTTGAGGTAGAATCAGTCACAAAACTCATTTCAAAACCATTGAAAGAGCGATTAAAGTGGGACGCAACTCGTCTTAACTTTATGAAGAAAACTTCGAGAGCAAAACTGCCTTTATGATCGTGACACCTTTTGAAACTTATCAACATTATCTGTCACTCAAAAATCATTTCACAAACCCAAAATACGACTTCTTTAAATACGGTGCGAAGACTCGTGCCAGTATGACTTCCTTCAATAAAAGAAAGGATAAATACTGGTTCGAAAAGACTTCGAGAAAGTATAATGATAAAGAAGTCGTAGACTTTTTAGTATCAAACTTTGTAGCAGCAGACACACCTGGCAACTTATGGATTGGAGAGATTATCAATTCTGGCGAAAGGACCTACGCAGATTGGATGCGGAGACAACAGAGTTTGACTTACTTATTCAAAGAGCAAAGCAACGAATTGTTCTCGGAGACCAAATTAGAGGATGCTTTGAACTGTTCCAAAGGTCATCCACCAGTTCTCAAAAGGTTTCTAAGCGGGAAATTATCGCTAGAAACTTTAACAATTTACGAAAAAATATTCCATTTTTCAAACGCTTTTGATAAAAAACTTTTGGACCCTGTGTGGGAGTGTGTTTCCTTAAAGATTAAGAAGTATTCTCCTTTCATTCAAGTAGATATTTCCAGTTATAAAAAAATACTCAAAGAAATAATTTTATAATTGGCGGGCAGCAAAGTCGGGTAGGGGTATTTGACTTGTGTAAGTCCCGCCTTTATAATATAAATATTATTACCCCTACTAAAAGAATAATGGACTGTAGCAAATTAAATGCATTCTTAAATATTGAAGGACCAGATTATATCAATGATACCTTTTTACCAGAATCAGAAAATATTGGAAATTGGGGAATATCAGGTTGGAATCACACTGATGAGGCTAAAAGAGCAATAGGAGAAAAAAATAAAAAATATAAAACAGAAGGAGAGAAGTTAAAGGCATTTAAAGAAAGTAGAAAAAGAACAAGAGATAAACCAGAGTATAAAGAAAGAGTAAAAAAATGGAAAGAAGAAAATAAAGAATCTTTAAAAGAAAAACGATTAGAATACTCTAAAAAGAATAGAGAGAAGAATAAGGAATATTCTAAAAAATATTATAGAGAAAATAGGGAAAAAATGATATTACAGGCAAAGGAAAGATATGAACAAAATAAAAATCGGATATTACTACAATCAAAACAGAAATATTATGAATCTAAATCTAAATAAAAATGTTCAACTACAAAAAGATTTTAAGGGAAATCATAGATGAGTAGCTTTTTCGATTCCGATATTATTCAAGATGAACTGAAAGAAATCAACAAGTTGCAAGAAGATATCTACGGAAGTATTCTTTCTTTTGGTATGATGGACCGTGAAACCAAGTTGGAGCACATTGAAAAACTGGAGCTCTTGCTAGAAAAGCAGAGAGTGATGTATACTAGGTTGTCCCTTTCAGACGACCCCCAAGCGGTTGAAATGAAAGAGAACCTACGCAAGTCAGTTGCGCTGATGGGATTCCCACCAGAAACTGATATGAGTTTACTTTTCAGTAGTATGAACAAGACCATCGAATCCCTCAAACAATACCTTGACAGGTGATTCGATCTTCGCTATACTATCCAAGTAAATCCCCCGAATCCAAACTAATCCGAGGTAATCCAAATGTCGTTTTCCGACCTTAAAAAGCAATCTAAACTGGGCAATCTGACCGCTAAACTGGTCAAAGAAGTTGAAAAAATGAATACTAGCAGCGGTTCTAGCGATGACCGCCTGTGGAAACTGGATGTAGATAAGAGCGGCAATGGTTATGCCGTGATCCGTTTCCTTCCTGCTCCAAACGGTGAAGACCTGCCGTTTGTGAAACTCTACAGTCACGCATTCCAAGGTCCTGGTGGTTGGTACATCGAGAACTCTCTGACCACTCTGGGTCAAAAGGATCCTGTGTCCGAACTGAACTCCGAACTGTGGAACAACGGCACTGATGCTGGTAAAGAACTTGCCCGTAAGCAGAAGCGTAAACTGACCTATGTTTCGAACATTTATGTGGTGAAGGATCCCGCTAATCCTGCTAATGAAGGTAAAGTCTTCCTGTTCAAGTATGGTAAGAAGATCTTTGATAAACTGACCGCTGCAATGCAACCCGAGTTTGAAGATGAGGAAGCAATCGATCCGTTTGACTTCTGGCAAGGTGCTAACTTCAAACTGAAAGCAAAGAACGTTGCTGGTTATCGTAACTATGATTCTTCTGAGTTTGCACGTCCAGAAGCACTTCTGGATGATGATGAAGCAATGGAAGCAGTGTGGAAGAAGCAGTATTCTCTTGCCGAACTCGTTGCTGCCGATCAGTTCAAGTCTTATGATGAACTGAAAAAGCGTCTTGATTATGTGTTGGGTAACAAAGGCACTCCCCGTTACCAGGATCCTGATGTTGCTGATGAAGAAGATTATTCTCGTGGTCCTGTGAAAGATCTTGATGAAGATCTCCGCAGTGAACTTAATAATCTTCAACCCACTCGCCGTGCAGCAGCACCAGTAGAAGATGAAGATGACGATGCCCTTTCCTACTTCGCCCGCTTGGCAGAAGACTGATTAGGTGCTATAATACTGGGGAGGCAAGGGTCTCCCCCTTTTTTATGTTTATGAAGTCTGATTTTTACATTGATAGAATCACCAAGCAGCAAGCAGGAGAACTGCTGCTGAAATATCATTATCTGAAAGACTTTTCAAAAGGGTTTAAGTCTGGTTATAACTATGGTCTTTTTAAGAAAAATGAGTTCTCTCCACTAAATATTGGTGGTTTACAGGGAGTCTGCATCTTCACAGGACTTCCAGTTCCAGAAATAGCAAAAGGAGCATTTGGTCTTGAACGAAACCAACAACGAGGACTCTTTGAACTCTCTAGACTCTGTATCCACCCAGATACACAGTCACAGGAGTACAACATTACTTCTTGGTTCGTTGCAAAAGCGATTAGACAGTTTCGCAAAGATACAGAGGTCTCAGCGATTATATCTTACGCTGATAGCGATTTTCACGGCGGTACAATTTATCGTGCTTGTAACTTTAAATATTGCGGTCTTACAGACTCAAAGAAAGATTTTTACTACGCAGACGGCACCAAGCATTCAAGAGGTAAAGTAAAAGGTGCTGAGGGAGAATGGAAAGAACGCTCCCGCAAGCACCGTTATGTGATGGTATTTGATAAAAGTCTGAAACTATTATGGACCGATGAGACGAGTGTTCTCAGTTCTAGCTAATTTATTATTGATAAATTGAGAACTTTCATCATATTTCATAATTACTCTCATATCATTTAAGAATTGTTGTAAGTATGATCTATCTAACACATTAATTTCTCTTTTTTTCTCATTTAAACCAACTTCATATTCATAGTTTGAAACTCCAATAACTGGATTTATTTCACCAGTAGTATCTGAAGTAAAAATGGTGTTCTCCTCTGGTCCAATTCTTTTATAAGTTTCTCCAGGAGGCATAATTATTTTAAAATTTGAGTCTACTATTTTCCCCTTTGGGAGAATTAATCTACCATTTTCATCTCTAACTTCAACAGTTTCATAATGATGAATAGCGTTTATCTTTTCTGGTGTATATTTGGTTTCAGTATATTCGTAAATATCACGATTGGAAAGAGGCCATTGATGTCTTACACTTATAATGTCCGCAGTAATTAATACAACCCAATCATAATCTGGACTTCCATAAAGTAAATCAGCAACCGTATCAGGTCTTCCATTGATAGGTATCTGAAATTTAGTATATAAGACTGCTTTGTCCTTTAACCAATCTAAAAACTTAACTCTACGAAATAAGTTTTTAACTCTCACATAATCTCTTGAAGATTTTTTATGAGGTAAAAATGATGGGATTTCTAAATCTGGTAGTTCTCTGAAATAACTCATTTTAGTAACCTACTCCATCTGCTGCTGCTTCTTGACCATAATCTTCATAGTAGACAGGATCAATTTCTTTGAATGCCAAGTTCATCTGTAGGTGAACTGGACTTCCATCTTCATAAGTTGCATAAGTTCCAGATGCTGTATAATTAACAGACATATCTGTCAAAGCACAAGGTTTAAAAGTATTTAAGAATGGATGTTTTTTTGGACCCATTTTATAAGTCAGTTGATATACACTTGGAGATTCGATAAAAAATCCAGATCTGCTATTTCCAGTGCCTGCACCACCATTTCTTGCAGACATTGTTGACTTTAATGTTCTGATAATTCCTTTA